CGGGCTGTCAAACGGAGGTAAAGATTATGGAAGAATACAGCGAACAATATAAATCGAGATGCATAAGGCGACTCAAAGAATGGGGCGCCCCACTGGAAGGCTGGTACTGTGTGAGGATGTATGACGTTGCCGATGATGATTCATCACCGGATGATGTGGTTCTTGCCACTTGTGAACTCTGTGGCTGCCCTTCAGTTCGATATGTCCATGTCATGCGGCATGTGCAGTATTTCGAGGATGTAGAAGTGGGATGCATTTGTGCCGGAATTATGGAGGGCGACATTCTCTCCGCAAAGGCACGTGACAATAATATGAAAAACAGAGCCAAGCGAAAGCAGAATTTCCCGAAGAGAAAGTGGTACAGAACATATAACGGGAACCTTCGCCTTACTTATCGCGGTAAAACCATCTACATAAACAAGAGCCAATACGGGAGCAATTACGGAGTGCGATGCGGAGATATATCTGTTGCCGCTTTTGAACTTGCAGACCCTATAAGCGAGGTGCGCTGATATGAGAGAAAAGTACATTGAGCAGAAACTCGTAAAAGCTGTGAAAAACATAGGGGGCATCACACCGAAGTTCACAAGTCCCGGCTTTGACGGAATGCCCGACCGCATCGTCCTTCTACCCGTTGGCAACATTGGCTTTGTAGAAGTCAAGGCTCCCGGAGAAAAGCCGAGACCGCTTCAGTTGGCAAGGCATGAATTATTACGCAGGCTTGGTTTCAGGGTTTATGTCCTTGATGATGAGCTGCAGATTGGAGGAATCCTTGATGAAATACAAGGCTCATGATTATCAAATCTATGCAGCTGACTTTATAGAGAACAATCCCGTTTCAGCAATTCTGCTTGATATGGGTCTTGGAAAAACAAGTATCACATTAACCGCTATATCCGGCTTGCTGTTTGATAGCTTCGAGGTTCACCGTGTCCTTGTCATCGCCCCTCTCCGTGTCGCAAGAGATACATGGCCCGCTGAAATCTCAAAGTGGGATCATCTTCAAGACCTTATCTGTAGCGTAGCTGTCGGCACTGAATCCGAACGTATATCGGCGCTGAAAGCATCGGCGGATATCTACATCATTAACCGTGAAAATGTACAGTGGCTGATTGAAAAGAGCGGTATACCATTTGATTACGATATGGTTGTAGTCGACGAGTTGTCTTCCTTCAAAAACTATCAGGCAAAGCGGTTCAGGGCACTTTTGAAAGTCAGACCGAAGATAAAACGCATTGTGGGTCTAACCGGCACCCCAGCAAGCAACGGTCTCATGGATTTATGGGCAGAGTTCCGGCTCCTGGATATGGGACAGCGACTCGGGAGGTTTATCGGACAGTACCGCACGGCATATTTTATCCCCGACAAGCGGAACGGTCAGGTCATCTTCAGCTACAAACCCCTCCCTGATGCAGAGAGGCAGATATATACCAAAATCGCTGATGTCACTATTTCCATAAAATCCACGGACCACTTACAAATGCCGGAACTTGTGACCGCCGAATACCCGGTCGCTTTATCTGGCAAAGAGCGAGAGCGGTATGACGATTTAAAACAGGACTTGGTGCTGAAATTGGCGGATGGCGATGTCACAGCCGCAAACGCCGCCGCCCTGTCGGGCAAGCTCTGCCAAATGGCAAATGGTGCGGTTTATGATGATGACGGCATTATCCACCACATCCATGACCGCAAGCTGGATGCCCTTGAAGATTTAATTGAAGCCACCAACGGAAAACCCATTCTTGTGGCGTACTGGTTCAAGCACGATTTGGAACGCATATCGGCGAGGTTGAAAGACCGCCATATCCCATTTACCAAGTTGGACACTTCGGGCAGTATCGCAAGTTGGAACGAGTGTGCGTGGCCTGTCGCCTTAATCCATCCCGCCTCTGCCGGACATGGGTTGAATCTGCAATCGGGCGGAAGCACTATTATATGGTTCGGGCTGACGTGGAGCCTGGAATTATATCAGCAAACCAATGCCCGCCTATGGCGGCAAGGGCAAAATGCCGACACAGTCGTTCTCCACCACATCATCGCCAAAAATACGATTGATGAGCGGGTAATGAAAGCCCTGCGGGACAAGGACAAAACACAAACCGCTTTAATTGACGCGGTAAAAGCAAATTTATAGAGCTAACCTACGGAGTCAATCTTAGGAGTCAATCCGTGCCAATCCGAGTGAAACAAAAATAATCGGAGGTACAGATTATGAATCCTTATGAAGAATTAGCAAATGCCATTGTTATACAGGCCGTGAAGGATTACCGTGACCAAGTGTTGTGGTTGAAAGCACACCGTCCCCTCGATGAGGATGACGAGAAAGATGCTGATTATATCGACGCTGTTGCGGAAAAAGAGTCCATTGAACGGTTTTTCCTTGGCGGCTGGTTTAGTATGCTGACCGACCTCGACGGCAAGGTGCTTCTTGAGAAGTTAAAATGCGAGGTAGTCTGATATGACGGCAAAAGAATATCTCGGTCAGGCATATCGACTGAATGAAATCGTGAATTCCCACCTTGCGGAAATAGATAACCTGCGCGCCCTCGCATCAAGTATTTCCAGCAGTAATCTCGGTGAACGTGTTGACCATACCCGTAGCACCGACCCGCCATTTGTCCGCATCGTTTGCAAAATCATCGACATGGAGCGTGAACTCTGCGCCGATGTTGAGCGCCTTATTGCCTTGAAAAAGGAAATAAGCAACGCCATAAACACGGTCGCCAACGCCGATGAAAAAATGCTTCTTCGGTACCGTTACGTTAACAACTACTCTTGGGGCAAGATTGGTATCCTGATGAATGTATCCAACCGCACGGTTCACCGCATTCATTCAGCGGCTTTGCAAAACCTTATTGTCCCGAATTGAAATCTGGCACGCTTTGGCACGGTTTGGCATGCCCGTTCTATGTTAGTATTATGATAGGCAAATAGGATAGAGGCACGAGCCATCGAGGAAAAATCCCCGGTGGCTTTTGCTTTGCCCCAAAGGAGGTGAACCCATGCCATACAAACCCAAACGACCCTGCGCTTACCCCGGCTGCGGTCGGCTTGCCGAGAGCGAGCAATACTGTGCCGAACATAAAAAGGTTGTTACAAAACAATACAACCAATACGAACGCGACCCCGATTCCAACAAACGGTATGGTCGTGCCTGGAAGCGCATCCGTGACCGCTACATCAAGTCGCATCCTCTCTGTGAGGAGTGCGAGAAACAAGGTAGGCTTACCCCTGCCGAAGAGGTGCACCACATCCTCCCCCTCTCCAAGGGCGGCGGCAATGAGAAGAGCAACCTCATGGCTCTTTGTAAATCCTGTCACTCTCGAATCACAGTCGAGAGCGGTGACCGATGGGGAAAATGAGGCATCGTATACATTTTGGTACGATACCTCAAAGCAATCTATTTGCTTTGGTCACTCCCGGTGGGGGCGGTGAAACCTCCAGGACTTACCGATGCGGACAGCGGCGTGGGGCTTCGTGTTGAAAAACGCGGTTTCAAACGGTGGAATAGCCCCGGTTCGCAAGGAGTGTGATGAATATGGCGAAAGACGGCACTAACAGAGGTGGCGCTCGCATCGGTGCAGGCGCAAAAAAGAAGCCTCTCGCCGATAAAATATCAGCCGGCAATCCCGGTGGCAGAAAATTAACTGTGATGGAGTTTTCTGACACAGCCGACCTGCAAGGTCAGGCGATGCCGGAACCGAACAAAATGCTCGAAGCCGTGCAAAAGGACGGCAAGACGCTTGTGGCAGCAGACATTTACAAAAACACATGGCAATGGCTGAATGAGCGCGGCTGTGCGGCGCTCGTTTCGCCACAGCTTTTGGAACGCTACGCCATGAGCGTGGCTCGGTGGATTCAATGCGAGGAAGCGGTTACCGAATATGGCTTTCTGGCCAAACACCCCACAACGGGTAATGCCATTCAAAGTCCTTATGTGGCGATGGGCCAGAACTACATGAACCAGACGAACCGTCTGTGGATGGAAATCTTCCAGATTGTCAAGGAGAACTGCACCGGCGAGTATGGCGGAGCTAATCCGCAGGATGATGTGATGGAGCGGTTACTTACCGCTCGGAAAGGCGGCTGAAAGCTATGCTGATAGAAAAGATTCAGACTGATCGGCTCGTTCCCGCCGATTACAATCCTCGCAAAGACCTGAAGCCAGGTGATCCGGAATATGAAAAGCTGAGACGCTCGCTTGAGGAGTTCGGCTATGTCGAACCCGTTATATGGAATAAAGCTACATCCCATGTCGTTGGCGGCCATCAGAGATTAAAGGTGCTGCTCGATATGGGCGTCACCGAGGTCGACTGCGTAGTCGTCGAGATGGACGCTGAAAAGGAAAAGGCGCTCAATGTCGCGCTTAATAAAATCAGCGGTGACTGGGATAAAGACAAGCTGGCGCTACTCATTGCAGATTTGCAGGGTGAGGACTTTGATGTGTCGCTCACGGGCTTCGACCCCGGAGAAATTGACGACCTATTCAAGAATTCGCTCAAGGACGGTATCAAAGATGATGACTTCGATGTGGATTCGGAACTGCAAAAGCCCGCCATTACAAAGCTCGGTGATATCTGGACGCTTGGCCGGCATCGGCTGGTCTGCGGCGATTCTACCAAAGCCGAAACCTTCACCGCTCTGATGGACGGGAAGCTCGCAAATCTGGTGGTAACCGATCCACCGTACAACGTCAATTATGAAGGAACGGCGGGCAAAATCAAAAACGACAATATGGGGAGCGTTGCGTTCTATGACTTCCTGCTTGCGGCGTTTACAAACACCGAAGTGGCGATGGCGCAGGACGCTTCCATTTATGTATTCCATGCGGACACTGAAGGGCTGAACTTCCGAAAAGCCTTCTCGGACGCGGGCTTTCAGCTTTCCGGGTGCTGCATCTGGAAAAAGCCGTCGCTGGTTCTGGGACGCTCGCCCTATCAGTGGCAGCATGAACCTGTCCTCTTCGGCTGGAAGAAGAAAGGCAAGCACAACTGGTATGCTGACCGCAAGCAGACCACCATCTGGGAATTTGAAAAGCCAAAGAAGAATGCCGACCACCCCACCATGAAGCCGATTGCGCTGCTGGCATATCCGATTATGAACAGCAGCCTAACGAACTGTATCGTTCTTGACCCCTTCGGCGGCAGTGGTTCTACGCTCATCGCATGCGAGCAGTCTGACAGGATTTGCTTTACCATAGAACTTGATGAGAAATACTGTGACGTTATCGTCAAACGGTATATCGAGCAGGTCGGCTCCGATGCAGGGGTTTCGGTCATACGCGACGGCTTGACCTACAAGTATGCGGAAGTAGCTACAATACACAATTCCGAGGCCACATAATTCTACAGGATTCTACGCCTGTATAGCTTGCTATTTCGGGCCTCCAGAGTGATATATGTACTACACCAAAAACAAGGAGGTCAATGTCATGACAATTAACTACAACGTATCCGGCGATGATCGCAAAAAGCTGGTCCATGCAATCGCAGAAATCCTCGAATGCAAGCCCAAGTACCTCGGAGTTCCATCCTGTGCATATCAGGTGGACTACTTCACAATCAGCAAGACTGGAGAGCTTGTCTTTGACGACAGCGCGGACAGCGCCGAGATTGAGCGGCTCATCGAGGCACTTTGCGAGAAGGGCTTCGAAACCGAATTCACGACCGAGGAAACCGGGCTCACAATTTCCATGCCGAAGGACGGCTTCACCGACTCCGCTATTGAAAACCTGCGGCGGCTGATTGAAAGCAAAGGCTCCCTCATAAAGAAGGCCCTCGGAGCGGATTCGCTTTCCATTACTATGGAGGACGGCAAGATTTCCTTCCCGTGGTTTGAACATTACCCTACACCGGAGGAAATCAGTGCCTACGCTAAGTTCATCGGTCGCCTCTGCATGATGGCCAAAACGCTCAAGCGTGTCACTGCGCAGGATAAAGATGTCAATAATGACAAGTACGCCTTCCGCTGCTTTCTCCTTCGGCTGGGCTTTATTGGCGACGAGTACAAAGCCGAGCGAAAGCTTCTGCTCCGCAACCTTACTGGCAGCGCGGCTTTCAAGAGCGGTCAGAAGAAAGGCTTCTCGCAGGAGGCCCTCGAAAAAGCAAAATCCGACCCCGACACCTGCGCTGAAATTAATGCCATCCTAAATGGAGAGGAGGAAACGCCATGCGAATGATAACTAAGGAAGCCCTCCTCGATCTTCGCCGTCGTTATCCTGCCGGTACCCGCATCGAGCTTCTGCAGATGGACGATATACAGGCTCCTCCGGTTGGAACGCTGGGTACCGTATATGGCGTCGACGACACCGGCTCCCTCATGGTCAATTGGGATAACGGCAGCGGGCTGAACGTAATCTACGGTATCGACCAAGTCAGGAAGGTGGCCGACCATGACTGAGAAAATCAAGCAACAGATACTCGCCGTCCGCGACACCGGACTCACAAATATGTTTGATACCTACGCGGTGCAGCGCATCGCAAATGACATGGGGTATTTCGAACTGGTCATCTTCATTGAGGAATACCGACGCGAGTATGCACACTTTATCCTTACGGGAGAGGCATAAGATACACACAAATTCTCTGATATATTTGTGTACTATATATCGCCTGAAGCACTTGCTATTACAGAGCCTTAGAGTGATATATGTACATACAAAAACGAAGGAGGAATACCCCATGACAGAAAAACAGTTAAAGCAAGCCAAGAGCCAGTTACCGCAGGGTGAGAGATTCGACAGGTGCTACAGCGCCTTCGAGGGTGGAATCAGGTTGATTTCCAAGAAGGCAGACGGCACCGAGACGCGCTACAAGGTCTGCTTCGATGCCGACGACAACGCCATCATCGAGAAGTTTTAAGGAGGACGCGACCATGTGGAAAGAAGGTAGCCTGAAAATTCACGACAGCGTTTTTCATTATTGGATGAAGCAGTATGACGAAGGCTCACAATTTGGTATTAATGGCGGCAGAATCAGCAAGTTGATGCTCAAGCGTAACGACAAAATCGTGTGCAACTACGACAGAGGCTGGGATGTAAAACCCGCCGACCCAGACACACAGCTTGCCCTTGAACTTCTGCTGCACAGCGAAAACTACTAACCCACGCTAATAAGATAGCCGAGATTCTGCCCTGCATGGGGCTGTATCTCGTACAGATAAATTTTGAAGGACTGCCGATGGCGGTCTATTTTTATGCCCGAAAGGAGGCGGTCGATATCCGTAAACTAAAAAAATACAAATCGACACGGTTTAA